TTCCAGTTGGATTTTTTGGTGGATTTGGATAACCGCCAAACTCTACCACTGCCGCATAAGGCAAATTATTTGAAAGATAAAAAGTATTACCCAATTTTAAATTGCTAAGTACATTATTTGTGTCTGATATTGAGCTATTGCCTTGCTTATCTAATATATTTAATTGAGTGTTGATTGGTGCGTTAATAGATGCTTGCCAATTTCCACGCAATCTGCCTGTAATACCTGTTGGCGTACCTTTGATTATCAATTTAGATAAATCCAATAAAGTGCCGCGAACTTGTTGCTCAGTATAACCTTTCAAACGAAACGCTATTTGTGAAACTTGCTTACTGAAGTTCATTTTCTTATCTGCAAATTAACAGCCATTTTCGTTGCGCCCGGCTGAATGTCAGAAATTGAAATCACTCTATATACATCGCTTCCAACAGTTACCTTATCATTTACTATATAATCATACGCTTCTGCCAACATTCGCCTATCACCTTCTTGCACCAGCGAGTTAGCTTTTTCGTTATCTGTATAATCAAACAAACAAGCATATTTCGTAAATGTACTAGATGAGTTGCTTGTTGTTCCTGTTGCCGGGTTAAAATTACCAACTGTCGTCCGAGTAAATGTAAATTGCTGCCCAAACTTTTGCAGCAAATTAGACGCAGACAATAATAACGGCTGATAATTAAAACTCATGCCCGACTAATTCCAAACCCAGAACGAGTCAACTTTCTTACCGCAAAACTTAATGCAGGAGTTGTGGTTTTACTTGCACTGTTACTTGTATATGTAACAGATATATCCCCAACAGTTTCACTAATAGTTTTACGATCTATCGGATTCATTTCTGAATACCCATCAATTTCAACTTTGATTGCTTCATATACAGCCAGTTTTAACTGATTGGGTATTTCTGTTCCATCTACAGAATAACCATCAATATAAACTTCATATCTAGGCCACTGTAACGCCTGATCTTCATTTGCTTTAAAACCAAGAAAATTCAGCGATTCTATATAATCCATTGCGCGATATATCTGTTGAGTTACCGCTGCATCATTGCCATAGGTAATCCCACGATCATCAGCCCATGACTTAAAATCGCTTAAACTGACATAAGTATTTGCACCAGATACTCCAGTGCCATCTTCAACAATCAGTGCCATGATGATTTTCCCGAAAAGAATGGGGAGACATAAGCCTCCCCATCCAGCCAGCCTTAGCCAAGCAGGTTAGCGATGAAGTCAGATTTCCAAGCCTTCACGCCCCAAGCAGAGGCCACTTCGATCATGGACTTACGATAGCCGCGGTAAACGCGAACTTCGAACACCAGACCAGAGTGCGGGTCTTGAACAATCATTGCATCATCAGCAGCATCACCGCCTTCTGGTACAGCAGGAGCGCGAACAGCAAGCTCCAATGCACGACGATGGAAGGCCACGTTAGCAGTGTAATCATTGCCAACAGTGATAGCAGCATTATCAGCAACCGCAACACGCAAGCCCGGGCCACCGATAACAAATGAGCCACCAGACAGCGTAGTATTTACAACATACTTATTGCTGTCGCCATTGATGGTAACAATATCACCAGCAACGATAGTGCCAGAACCGCCATCAGCAGCAATAGTGGTGTCGCCAATAGCAGCAGCGGCATCATTCACCAGATAGCTAGAGCCTGTGCCTTTGGTATGAGATTGAATCTGTGCGGATTCACGGATACCAAGACCTTGCAGATCAAGCAGAATGCCTTGACGCAGCAGACTATCACCACCAGCTTCGTTAGCCTTTTGCAACTGAGCCAGTTGACGCAGATTAGTGCCTGCCAAAGTGCCGAGAACCAGAGAAATCTGACCATCGTTCATCGGGCATCCATTGTCTGCCAGAATTTGACGGATTTCGGCAATTTCGCTGAAGTTAGAACCGAATGGAGTGGTTCCAGCAGTGCCAAATGCACGAGAAGCATTTTTGTACGCTTCAACAGCCAGATCAGATTCAATCTCGTTCACCAGAGTACGCATAGCTTGAACGATTTGATCGCCGTAAACGGTATCAAAGCCAATGCCATTGTTCAGGTGACGGACATCTTCGCCAGTGTAAGGAATTTGTACTGCGCGAGCCTTGCTGATAGACAGGGTTTTGCTGTCAACAGTTTGGTCAGTACCTTCCGGGATTGTCATGCTCTCTGACACGTTTGTGGCAGTTGCAGCACGAGTAAATGAAGCACGAACAGTGTCACCTTTGGCAACACGATCAGAACCATTAGCATTGATAGTAGACGCAGGAATGAAGCCTACAAGCTCTCTACCAACAACATCAGCGGCTTTATAAATGTCCGCTGCAAGATTTGTCAAAACATTAGCCATTGTCGGCCTCCTAGAATGTTAATCTACGATTCGGCCGCCAGCTTTGACAAATTGGGAGCGTTGAGAGTGCCCCATTCCTTCAAAGTCGGAACGGCTGATTTCTTTTGCACTCTGCACAGCACCGCCAGCAGATCGAGCGGCCCCGCCGCCACTTGCTTGACTACCATCAATCAAAAACGGATAATCATTCTTGATCTTGTTAGTCAAATCATCAAGAGTAGATACAGTCAACTGCCCGTTGTCATCAACTACCCTAATCTGGTCATCAACAAGTGTTAGTCTCGAACTAACTTGTTGCTCCAAAAGTTTTGCACGACTTAAATCCTTTGTCAAGCTGGCAGCTATTCTTCCTGCCTCAGTGTTGATTTTTTGTCGTTTAATTGATGTTTGCAGATCATTATACGCAGCCATCAATTTATCATGTTCGCTCTTTTGCGATTCAAATAATTCTTTATAGTCATTTTTTGCCTTTGCTTTTTCTTCGGCCTCAATTCTTGCCTGTTCCTCGGCCTTTCTTGCTAATTCTTGAGTTTTCTTCTTTTCCGATAACAACTCGTCATTTTTTGCCTTTAATGCCTTAGTTGCTTCGATAACTCGTTCAGAAATCAATATGTCTAAATTTTTCAGTAAATCGGATTTCTTTTCTTCATCAATTTCAATATCGTTTAATATATCCATTATAACCTCTGGTTATGTTTGTGGCCCTGCCACTAAATGCTAGCTTCTTCAAAAGCCAGCGGTTCTAATCTTCGCAATTCATCAAGTGTTAGCGTATTACCTGCATCATCAATGAATCTGCCAAGACTTAATTTGCCAGTTCTAAACAATTCGCCTCTAGCCTTGCCTAAAACGACATCCTGAAAGGATTTGGGTTGTTTGCCTAGCCATTGCTCATAAGTTAAATCACCACGAACTTGGCCCGGGCCTTTAGCTCCAACTGCACTACGTTTGCCGACCAAACTGCTGATTAAGCTATATTCGCTTTTAACTGCCGGAACAATCGTGGAGCGACAGGAAAAGTGTGCTGGTGGCTTAGGATTTAATATTGGGTCATCGCCAATCGGATACACTTGACCATCTCGACTCGCACAAATCAGAGAAGTTCGGCTATCAAGCACAGATACCCATTCATAGCCATCTAATATGTCAGCATTGGCAGATAATGTGGCTTGTCTTGCTTGAGTAGATACATGATTAGTAACAGTTCTAGCGATTGTCCGAGCTTGCTGCTTTTGTAAATCAAAGTTAGATTTTAAATTTCCAACTATCTTTTGTAGCGTATCCCCAATCAGAATTGAATCTTTAATAATCTGAACTATTTGCTGCGATTTGCGATTGCCAAACATCTGCAAAGCTCTAGCTATCGTATATCCTTTTTGGACTTCGACTTGCATTGGCTTGCTATAAACCACCGCAGCTACTTGCTCATTAGCAGGAATAATTAATTCTGCGTCTGCCGATTTACCCAATAAACTGATATTGAAATCAGTCTCATATTGAGCAAAATCTAACATTTCTGTTGTTAGCGCAGTAGAATAGTTTGATACCAGCGAATTGGTTAGATCAGCCAAATCAAGATATAACGCAGATAATCTAGCTTGCTGCCATTCAGTAATATCCCCGGCAATCCTGCCAAGTATTTGATCTTTTATATTATTAACGGCAACAACGGCATCATTTTCTCGCCCAGCAGCATATCGCTGAACAAAAATCTGATGTCGTGTCACCGCATCCAATATGTTAAATGGCATAGTTAGACCAGCGGATTAGCAAGACCGCGCTCTGATTTAACATCTTCCAATGTGCGTTCTGAATCAATCACACCGCCGGATTGCAGCCTATCAAATATATCTTGCTCGCCAATAATGTCCCTATCAAGCAGCGTAATCATCGACATAATGAGTTGCGGGTCAACTGACTTGTCATAGAACTCAGTATTGAGTTTGACAACAATATCGCCGTTATTTGCGCCCATGTATTCAGCAACCCATTCAACGCATACAGCTAATCCTGCGCTCAAGTTATTCACAATATCGCCTAGCACTGAATTCTCACTGGCGAATCGTATTCTTGCGCCTTCGGCAGTTTCATTGCCTCCGCGATCAGTAATAATCCGTGCACCAATGGCAACCATAGCATTTTCTTTTGCAAGCATTGCTTCACGCACGATTCCATTGGGAGCCGCTTGCACCAAAGTGGCAGAACCAGTTTCACCCAATATATGACCAGCTCTAGCCCCAAGCACAACGCCTTCTGGGTTATAGTCGTTCCACGCTTCTGCGCTCAAACTGTGAGTAATGAACAAACTTGGCTGTCCTGTAAGAAAACAGCTTTCTTCATAATCTGCTGAATTCCTGTAGTGCGCTATATTTAGCTCTGCAAGATCAGATAACGGCGCATCATCAATCGTTGAGTCATTATTTTTTGCACCAACGAAAACAAATGGAATTTCATACCATTTTTCACCATTAGATTTGGTTGGGAATACCTGCTCAGAATATGGCTTATCATCTCGGTATATTTGCTGGGAATAGCCTTCTTCTGTTAATCGCAATACTCGATATTGTGTTTTAGTTTCATTGCTAAATTCATCATCTTCATCATCCATATAGGTTTCAGCCAAGACAATGAGAGATAACACTTTGCGCCCGTTTACGTTATCTGCTCGCCAATTAATTATTTGTTCGGCTGTATACGGAATGATAGATGCTTTTAAATCCAACAATGCGACTTGTTCTGCGGATAGATTTTCATCGGCAGATGGATAATCAACCAAAAACCCAGCTCGCCCAGTTTCAAGCAAATTAGACAATTCATCTTTAGCAAGCTGCTCAAAGCTCAAACCATCTCCTGTAGCGTCATCACGCAGATACTCCAATGCCTTTGGTAATTCCAATATTGGCGATTTGCGGAATACTGCGCCTACAAAGGCATTTTTAGTCCGAGCAATGAAATTGGTGTAAACAGCACGGGTCAGATATTGTTTATATCGAACAGTTTGCGCCCCTTTTGATTTGCTGTGCGATTCATTATGGGGAACTGGCAAGTATTCTTCTGCCTTCTTTTTGACGGCAACTGCGCCTTTTATGGCCTCCCGGGTTTTAGTCCATATCGGCTTATAAAGTTCATAGCTTGGATTTTGTGTAGAAACTGGCATTGGAATACCCTCTAAAGTTTTGCGGGATTCTACACCGCAAAGGCGAATTTTACATTAGCCACAGGCTTGACAATAGGCATTTCGTATGCCAGCGGGTAAGTTGTAGCATCATTTTGGTGGTCTACGCCGCTACTCTTATCTGGCTCTCCATTCTTGTAAGTCTGCTGCTCAAGGCATTGTGCTACAGTAGGACAAGCCCTAGCGTTAATAAATACTCTGCCTTTTTCAAAAGCAGCATTTGTTGAAGAAATCCTGTCTTTGACGGCGGGATTGGTTTTATGCGCTCTCACAATAAATCCTGCGCCTTCCAATAAAGCTATATCAGACAAACTGGCATTTACTGTTTTTCTACTGCCGCCAGATGCGTCTGGATATATATAAATCTTATGCCCTTGTGATTGCCATTTGTCTTGAATAATCCTGATCATTTCTGGCGTATCATACATATTTGTTAATTCAGCTACACAATGCCATTGATAACCGCCTTCTCGCTGAACATAAATACTCGCGGCTTGCTGAGTTACGTTAAAGTCACAACCTATAAATAATGGTTCCCCGGGCCTAATCTGCTCTTTGCTGTTGTGAATTTGACGATCATAACTGATATATACAGTACCAGACGTAAGATTGACAAATTCGCCCTGCAAATATGCTTTTAGTAGATGTTCTGGGTATATCCCAGCCAACGACTCAATATAGCCAGAAGGAAGATTTGCCGCATTTGATTGGGTTGGCGCCTGAATTATCACATACCCGGGCTTATTTTCCTTTTTCCACGTCTCATATACAAACTTAAAGCCTTCCGGCGTAGTTGTCACTCCAACCGTATTTATCCCAGATTCTTTAATTTGTCGATTTCTTGCTATGATCTGTCGCCAAGCATACGCCGCATCATCACGTTTCAACGTATCCAATTCGTCAATATCGGCATCAGCGTGTTCGTATCCAATAATACGTTGAGCGTTATCCATTGATCTGAATATGATTTTGCCTTGACAGCCTTCTATTCTGATCTGATTTAATGGTGATTTTTCCAGACGATAGTTAATCCCCATCTTTGACAGCATTTCCTCAAATCTAGGCCATGCAATCATTCTTATTAAGTCATACGTTGGCTCATAGAATCCCCGGTTCAGCGTGGGATTGCTCAATAATCCCATGATTGAACGCAGAATAGCTGCTTCTGTCTTGCCAGCACCGAATCCAGCTACCATTGCCGGAAATTGTGCAGTGCAAGTCATGTATTGATATTGCGGAACAGTTGGCTTTATCACTCGGTTGGTAATTGATCTGGTTTAACTATGTATATCTTTGGCGGTTCTCCACGAACATCAAGATCGTTCTCGCGCCAACCTGCTTGAGTTTTGAGATAGAAAATCTGGGCAGAGACGTTGCCTTTCAAACCGTTTTGAATCAAAGAACTTCCCATCTTTGCTATAGCTTTTGCCTTTCCCTTTTTATACGCCTCGGAAACTTCTGGCTGTCTGCCTTCGACTTCACGCAATGTGGTTTCGCCAATGCCGAAATAGTCAGCCATCTGCTTCTTGTTGGTGACAGCAGCCAGCGCCTCAACTTGGGCGATTTCTGCCTCGCTGAATACTCTCATTGGCCTGCCGCCTCCATCACCTTGTCTTCCGTTTTTCATTTTTCAATTACCCAGCCAGCAAAATCACCAAATCTAAATACTTCAGTTGCCTCTTTTATATCTAAAGTATACGGCCTTTGGCATCCTGACAATGAAAGTTCTTTAGCTACTATTTCGTTTGCTGGCGTTCCTGTAGCTACCTTTCCGGCTAGTGTAAGGCGCGATAATACAGTGCCTATATACCCGCCTTTTGGCTCACACTTGTCGAAAATTATAATACACCCCCCTATCCTGCAATTTTTGATTAACTTTGCAAGCAGGCTTTCTCTATGGGCTACTGGTACAAACATTATCGCCAAGAACAAGACAGCAACATCAAATTTTTTATAATCATGAACCTCCGCTACGGTTTGAACTATCTCGCCATAGCCGTTAAATAAATCAATCATATTTTTGCTTGGCTCTATAGATATGCAGTGCGCATTTCTTTCTTGTAATATATTAGCAACTGATTTACTTATATTTCCCGTAGATGCGCCAATGTCATACATTAAACCGTTTTCTGGCAGATAATGCCTTATCACATGAGCTACAACGCCTGTTGATAGGTCATACCATGGTAATTGCTCCCGAACGTGTGTATCAAATCCTTTAGCAATATCAGAATTATTAAATGTCCAGCCACCTTCATGCGGAATTTTCATTTAGCACCCCTAAATTTAATATATTTTTTGCTATAGCTTTCATCATAAACGGGCATACCATTCTGCCAAGTCTTTCCACTTTTTGTGCGTATGTTCCTGTGAGAATATAATCATCTGGTACGGACATAATTCTTTTGCATTCAGCTACCGTGAATGCCCGATTTTCCCAATGACATACATGAGCCGCTCCTAAATTACCTGTTGTTGCGGTTATACATAGAGAATAATTTTCTGGGTCAGCTTTATATAGATTAAATCTTTTTTCGTGAACCTCACCTTTTTTCAAAGTAATAAGGTATTTGTATACTGCATATTTGCTCATATCTGTTTCTATCTTATCTATGTCTGTAAACGCTAAACCTATGAAAGCATCTTTCAACTTAACTATTTCGGTTTTTGGTTTTGGGTGCAATTTATCTTTATAGCTTTCTTTGTATAAATCATTTCTTATACCGACAAAAATGGTTCTCGGGCGAGATTGCGGAACACCTAACCACTTTGCATCTAATATCTTGCATTCTACATGGTATCCGCATTTCTTTAGTTCTCGCAGTATAATGTTTAGATAACCTTTTGCTTTGCCTTTCGCTAATCCGCTTACATTTTCTGCAACAAACACTTTTGGCTGTATATCGTTTACTATCCGTATATAGTCAAGAAATAAATCTTCTACATTTTTTTGTTTCGTATCGCTATATTTTTTTGTTTTACCCCATCCTTTTTCTCTTGAGCCAGCGGTAGAAAATGCCGAGCATGGCGGAGAACCGTCTAATATATCGAGCTGCCCTTTTTCTTTTCCTATAACGCTTAAGATTTTATCTGCAGTTAGATTTCGAATGTCATCTGGGAAAATATATGTATTAGGCCAGTTAGCCTTATATGTAGAT